CCTGCACCATATAGTGGAGGCTGCTGTAGCGCCCTTCCTACTTCTCCCATAGCCCCTGCAATGTAAAGGGGCGCTCTATCTATGATGTTCCTAACGGTACTTCTATTCCACACTAGACTGCCCTTTCTAGTCCTATGTTGATTGATAACCAAACTTGTAATTATCTTTGAAATGCCCCACCCTGATGCCGCATTCTCCAATATATTTCTGACAATCTCGGCTTCCCTAGTCTCTGGCACCAAAAGACCAGGGGAGACTCTTGTCCCTTGAGTGGTGAAAGAATCGTCTATCTTGTACCCAAAAGGGGGAACTCCGATCCATCTTCCGCTTCTTTTCGCACCCTCTAAGCCCATCTTCACCCTGCTAGAAATTGTCTCCCTTTCCATCTCTGCAAAGGCACCCATAACCTGTATGAAGAATCGCCCTTGGGGTGTTGTTGTATCGACCCTCTCTTCGGTTGATACGAAGTCGCATTCTTTAGATCTAAGGTCATCTAACCAAAGAACCATGTTCCTAAGATTTCTATGGATTCTGTCTAGCTTGTATATGACTACTACTTTCCATTCCTTGCCCGCCTTTTCCATCATTTCAATGTAGCCAGGGCGGTGTTCGAAGGCACTTCCAGAACCCGTATCGTGATAGTGTCCGACTACTTCGTAGCCTTCGAATTCTGCGTGGGCTTTACACCTTCTGAGTTGTTCCTCCGGTGAATGGCCGTCTTCCTGGTATTCCGTTGATATTCTAGTATATACTACTGCTTTCATGCTCTAACCCCTATTTTTCACTAAACAAAACCTTGCTGGAGAATAGGACAAAGAGCATTCCGACTGCGAAGTAAGCCCACTCTAAACTACTCATTGCTCCCCCTCCTCCATTGGTTCAAGGATGATTCTATACAGCTTGTTGTCAATTAGTATGCGTGCTGGCCCACATGGGTCTGGGAATACTACGAATGGGTGGGTAGTGTCGTCTAAATCGGTCCACATATCGATTTGAGGCCTCCATCTTAGATTCTCAGACATCACTCTTCCTCCTCAAGCGTTTTCTGTATCAATTCCATTTCCCTAACTATCCATTTTACTGTGGCAGAGTCCACAGATCTGCGTATAACCATTGAATGGGCTATTTTTAGCCCATCTAGCTTCCCTCTTAGGTACTCAGACATCTCAAAATCTCCTTTTTGCGTTTTTTACCAAATATGCATCAAATAGGGGGGGGTTGAGGGTAATAATTGCCATTTTCTAAACCACCCCATATACCTTAGACAAAATGAGTAGTGCAATACAGGTTTTCACCAATGACATGAGTGTTCTAATTCCTGCCATGGTTGCCATGTTATCTAGCAACCTTCGTTCTATCTTGAAGAACCAACTACGATCTAGTTTCATGGTTGAACCTTGGAGGCAATAATGTCGTTTAACCGATGTGGTCGAATTATCTTTCGGGCGTTCATGCACGATAAACCCCCCTATGAGGGGGCATATAGCACACAAACCATGTGGTTTGTCGCTTACAATAGGGGGGTTTGCCATTAAAATTGTATAATTGTTGTAAATAGTTTCTAACTATTTACATTCTATGTAGTTGCATAGTGTTGCGTAGTATGCAACTATTGTTCATGGTTGCAAGGTATATGCTTAACCATGCAACCATACGCCTACTAAACCCTTATTTGGCTTTACTACTTGACTATATTCAATGGATATAGTGGGTACTATCATGTCAGCACTAACTGTGCTTTTTTTGCTAATTCTATGCATTTTCGTGCTAATGCTCGTTGTAGCCTTTCTCGCTACTGCTTTCTTCCTCGCTGTGGCTTTCTTCGGGTGGATCTTGAGCTTCAGTAGCATTTTGAGCCGAGATACTTGACTCAGAGGGGATGAAATACGCTCTGTACCCATCTTTCTCCATCGCTTTCCATTTTACTTCGAGGGGTATTGAATTAGCGAGAAAGAAGCTATCGTACCAGGCTTTGCAATGATGGCACAGGAATAGGGCAGTTTTGCCTAATTTCTCGTATTTGACGATAAACATAGCGAATCTTATGTCGCCAATCTTCTCTTGATGCGAACCCTTTGAGGAGCATCTAGAACAGCGTATTTTGCCTGCTATTAAGGTCGGTCTTGGAGAGGACATTCCATGACCTAAACTAAAATCTGAGGGAACTCCAACATTGTCACCAGTTGTTGCCTCTTTTCGGGCTCACAGGCTATTAGCCTGAGTTTGTGTTCCTCTGGTATGTCCTCGCACACATGCAGCAGGTGTTGGACACGATCTCCCATCTTTGTGTCATCTAAGCAATAGTGACAAGGCCATATTGTTCGGTTCATGGAACTTGTCGGCAGAGTAGCGAGTCTATGAATTGTTTGGTCATTGACCCTTTCTAGCGTTTTTTTTCCTTCTTCTTTGCTTCTCTGCAATGTAGCACTTTCCGCAGAGAGCGCCTAACCCAGATTGGCCGCTATCGCTCGCTCTTGGCCTTCTAGAACCACATTTGGCGCAAGCAGAAGCCACCCTATCACCATGCTTGTCGCTTGGATCTTCGAACGCAGGCAGAGCCACCTGGGCGAAAGCATGTTTCGATTCCTAAATCAGAATAGTTGGGCAACCCCCCACACAAACACGGCTTTTTGCTGTGTTCTTGGAACTTAGCGATGTTTCTCGCCTTGCGCCTCACCCCTGATGTGTAGGGGGCTTTTTTTGCCACTGTCTTACCGTTTTTCCCCACCTTTTCACCCCATATTCTCTGATTCTATGTGTTGCAGAGCATATTCAATAGAAATTCTCTCCCCACATTCCTCACATGTTAGTGTAACTGGATTCCACTTCTCATTGCCTTCACAACGGCAATGAGTTTCGTGCATTCAGTATTCACCTTGAGTTCTTGTCAGCTTGAACCTGCACACGAATGTCTTGTGCGGATCCCTTTAGGGTCTGCATAGCCTTTCGGACACGAGTTCCGGCGGCGGAGTTACCCTTGTCGTGCTTTGCAGCATCGACCTTTGCAGCAGTCAGTAGTTCAATCAATTCATCAACCTTAGTCTCAACGGACATGATTATCGCACCATTCATTGTCCTATAACGGTTTCTTGGCAAAAAGGGCTATTGGATTGCCATACGGGGAGTTTCTGAATACAGATAGACCATGATGTTCTATAATTCCACCTTGCCCCATTTTTGATTGCCAGATGTTTCTTCCAGGGTATTGTTTGTTCCTTTTTGCAGCGTGAGTCACCTTGTAGCCTCCACCTTCTTTGAGGGCAAATAGAGCCACATCTGCATTAATTTCACTACTTACAGGCTGATAGCCATGTTTCTGATAATAATTGAGGAATTCACTCAGAGAGGATGTTCCATCTGAGTTAAGATCTATCTCGTTCCAAACCCACCTATCTGAAATTCCCAGTGACCAAGCTATGCAATTGTAAGTATCGTCGAAATCGGACACCATAGCCATTTCTAGATGTGGAAAGTCATCCATGTATATCTGCCAAAGGGACGGAGGAGTACCGAATCCTAGTGGAATCTCCGTCCTCACAGCAACACACTCCCGACTACCCCAAGAAGCATTAGGAATTGAACGATTCGCCAGTTTAGTATCATTTCGTCCTTTGCTTGATTGATTGTGTCCAAAATTCTGTCAACTATTTCATCGACCTTTTCCTCTGATTCTGGCGATAGTTTGTGTTCAATAGTAGCAGGAATTTTGAATTGTAAATTTTCAAGCAGGGCTGATTTCCTGCTCATTCTGCCAACTCCCAATCCATCTCTATTTCATTCCAACGATACCTGTTGCCGTCCTCGGGCATTTCTATTGGCGGTTCCCAATTGCATGAATCGTCATCCAAAAGCCATGAAAGGAAGGGGCGAGGGGGTATGAAAGCATCTCTTTCTTTGTCGTATGTGTAGCCAACGCCTGCAAATCTCTTCCTGAAAGATGCGCTGTAACTTGTTTGAACCCATTCACCGCCTAGTGTCTTTGACAAGAAGTTCTTTCCTAACATCTCATTATGCCTTCCGTCTGCATCTCGAATGTAATCGTCGTCCAGAACTACGACACGCAACACCAACGATCTGCCATCCAATTCTGCAAAATGAGCCATATTCACACTATCCTATACTTGATTATCACAGTTCCAGAACCGCCATTTCCGCCTTGTCCTCGGCCACTTGAACCTGCTCCACCACCGCCGCCTGAGAACTGTCCACCTGCGCCTCCGTTTGAGCCTCCAGAAGTTGTTTGTGTGTTGGCGGCTGAAGCTCCGTCTGCACCGTCGTTCGTTCCGTCTTTTCCTCCAGAACCGCCTGTGTTGGACCCTCTATTGGATGCACCGCCTCCGCCTCCGCCTTGGCCTCCATCTCCTGCAGCACCACCTGTGCCGTAGCCCGAACTAGCCGATTCACCAGACCCGCCACCACCACCACCGTATGAATGAAATTCATTGGTGAAATCTAGTTGTATTCCTTTTCCACCATGACCCGATGGACCGTCTGAACCGTTTTGGGCAGAACCCGCACCACCGCCTCCAGACCTTGCAGAAGATGTGTTGCCGTGATTTCCGCCTTTGAATCCATCATTGGCTATCATCCTCCATCCTGTTAGAGAACTTCCGTCCTGTAGCCCTGAGAGGCCCTGCGCCCCTTGTCCTGGGTCTGGTTGCCCTCCGCCACCACCATTTGCTGCGCTATTGTCTGCGAAGTCGATTGGTGCGTCTGAGGACTGATCTCCAGTCTCCCCGCCTCCGCCTCCGCCTCCGAACTTGGCTATTTCTTTGTGAGGGACATTCAATTCCGGCCATGCGCCTGCTAAGTCTGCTTGCTGAACTACTGATGAGTTAGTGCCTCTTGTCCCTTGTACGAATGGATATTCTCCCCCTGCACCACCACCGCCTACGATTACCTGGTAAGGTTCGGCGCTGAATAGTCTCCTCTTCATTTGGACCACTCCGCCGCCGCCTCCGCCACCGCCGCCGTCTGCTCCGCCGCCACCACCGCCGCCAACCATCAGGACATCTGCCCAACCCTGTGCGGTGACATCGAAAATTGTAACTCCGGTGAAAGTATGGAGCCTGTACTGCACCCCGTTTTCCTGCGTGTATGTCGAAATTGTTCCACCTGTCGCTTGAATGTCGCTTACAGGAGGGTCTTCAAGATGGAATCCTGCTCCAATCACATGAATTACTTGGTTAGCAGTTGGGCTTACGATGTAAACCAAGGAAGAGTCAGATACCTTCATACCCATTCCAGCCCCTCTTTTCAAGGGAAATCCGGTAGTGGAATTTACTTCTGAGTTTCCAATGAAAACGACATCCGTGTTTTCCCTGTCTGCTTGGATCTCGATAAAATCAACTGGACCTGTTGAGCGCAATGGCTGGCTGATGTTTGCTTCCTCAACTGTGGCCTTGAATCGTATAATCTCATTAGAAAGGTCAGCACCGATTACGAATTCCATGCATATTTCCCCCTCAGACCCATTCCCAACCGTTCATTTCTGTAACATACGGCGAATACTTGTTCGTCAGTCTCGTTTGGTAGGTCGCTAGAGGTTCTTCGTGAGTAAGCCATGTGTCGAACCACGCAGCATCCCAACTGCTTCCCTCTGGTATCTCCCATGTGTTGATGTCTGCACAAACAACGGTGAATCTGTCGTCTTTGGCACAATCGTCCCAAACCAAGTCGATAACATCCTGTTCCTTCTCGACTATCGTCACGCTCGTCACATCATCTGAAGCTAACAATGGAATGTTGATCATGCCAATTCCCAATCCTCCGATGAGAATGTCCCCAGACATACGGGATATTAGCCAGTCGTGTTCCGTGTATTCTGCCTCTGTATCTTGCATTATGTTTATCCAGTTCGTACCCCAACTTCCGGAGTATTTCCTATACAGAACCGTGTAAGGCCCACCTGTTAAGCCCTTGAAGTCAACATAGGTAAGCCATGACTGTTCTCCTGTCGTTGTGGTACAACTTTGGATCTTGTAGTCCCCGCTTTCCCCGTCAGGGATTCCTGTCACTTCCCACCTACTCATTTCAACCAGTTCCCGTTAGTGTAACAGTCAGTTCTTGGGCATTCGTACTTCCGCTACTGTTTGTTGCCGTGAAGTTAATGTCAAATGAAAGTGTCTCATCAGTCTGCCATCCCAAGTAGCCTCTTCCACCACTTACACCATTCACCCTGAATTGTGCAGCAGGGGTGAGTGCAGCAGCAGTTCCGTCCTGTGCGGTGCTTTCCAAAATATTGCTTATTGATGAGATTCCAGTTGAGTTTTCTTGGAAGTTATCGACTATCCATTCGTAGGATGTTCCTCCGGTAGCCCTTCCGTAGCCATACACATAGACTAAGGTAAATCCTGATGTTCCGTTCGGGTGAACTGCATATTCGAATGAGGTTGGCGTATCGAAGTTGGTCGAGACATCAATCGATAGGGCGTTGGACGAGAAGTTCGAGCCGTCCTCGTCGAGCCATAGTGCGGAGGATTCTTGGTTTTCAAGCGCCACAGCGTTGTTGTAGTTTCCACTTGAACTCGTGGCAATACTCACATTCGTAGGCCCTGTCGCACCTGCCTGCGTGGTGGCGTTCGCTACGGAAGAGTATGCACCATTTCCACCAGGGTCGGTGAAGGCTCTCACTCTGAAATAGTAGGTGGTGCTTCCCGACAGCCCTGTGGAACTGTAGGATGTTGAAGTCGTGGTTGCTATCTGCGAATAACCAGAACCGGATGAGGTGGATCTCTCTATCTTGTAACCAGCCTCAGTTCCGGTTGGGTTGTTCCATGATAGGTTGATCTGTGAGGAAGAGGCTGCAGTAGCGGAAAGCCCTGTGACTTGGTTCGGTAGCGTGAAGCTGTTTGCTTCGCTGGAATAGCCACCATCACCATTTGAGTTGGTGGCTCTAACTCTGTAGTAGTATCTAGTTCCGGCTGACCTTCCGGTGTCGTTGTAAGAGTTCGAAGAGGGCGTGGCGATTTGTGAGAAGCCAGAACCGGAAGAAGTTGAGCGTTCCACCTTGTATGAAGTTGCACCTGTTACTGCATTCCAAGTTAGGTTGATTTGTGTCGTGGAAGCAGGGGTCGCGGCTAGACCTGACACCTGCGCAGGGGTCGCGGATGGATTTATTCTGAAAATATCGTCGTTGGCTTGGTCTGTGTAGTAAATGTAAGTCCAATCGTCGTCAAACCACACCCCAGAGAGAGTGCCTGCGTTTGATGCCAACGAGTCTGATGAAGAGTCGAAGGTCGCTGTCGATACATCCCATGCAGTCGATAGGTTGTACTTGTGTAGCTTGTCGCTAGAGGCATCTGCTACAACGAACGCATATCCGTTGCTCTCGAAGTGTATTCCACCACATACCGTTACTTTGCCAGAAATGTCGAATGTATTGGTCAGGCTTGCCGTTGATAGGTTGTTAGCAGTCGATAGCGTGTATTGATACACATTGTCTGGATGATAACCTACGACATACATTTCGGTTCCGTCGTCCTTCATGTGTCCATCATACACATTGGAAATTTGGGAACTCGTGTTGAAACTGCTTACGGCACTTCCTCCTGTGCTTAGATCCCAAGCCGTTGTGAGGTCAAATCTGTTTACCTCGTTTGACGAACGGCCAAAGGTATAGACCTTAGTTCCGCCTCCAGCAACGGATAGTCCTCCAATCAAACTCTCTGGTGGGTTCACATCCAGGTTGTCGCTCGATGAGCTACTTACTGTTACATTGGAGTCAATCGTGAAGGCAGTTCCCAAGTCATACTGAATGACGAAATCATTGAGCGTACCTGCCATAGAGCCGATCAGCATTGTTGAACCGTCGTCTTTCAACACGATTCCCCCCATGTATGTCGTCAAGTTGCCTCCGTTGTATGACTGATCGGTTTGGCCTGTCCCAAGTCCAGAGAGTGAGTCTGACCATATCTGAGGATCTGGGGTGGCGTTAGCAGTCTCTAATTGCTGGATAGTTCCAATCAGACCTGTCATGTACGCCATTTATCCACCTCAGCCAATGTAAATCCACTTGTTCGCTACTGGGCAAATGTAGGTTCTAGCGGTTTCATCGGCCATAGCGGCGTGTGCTGTCCAGTTAGTGGCGATTGCGTTCGAAGTACCGAGACCAGGGGTTGCTGCTCCA